AAGAATATGAGAACAAGACCAACCGGCAACCGATCATTTATTCAAGCCCGAATTTTTTGAACAATATCCTGAAGGCAAGCCAGTTCGCCTGGCTGGCGGATTATGAATTGTGGCTGGCGCAGTATTACTATGATCTGATGAGTCCGAACACGGCACGCGACCAACGGATCAGGGATGTGCTGGCCAGCAATATCATTGCAATTAACCCTGATAAGCCGAAGCCATTCGCCAAGAGAATGCCATTCTGGCAATGGACAGCCAAGAGCAAACCTGAGGACGTGCCGGGATACTTCATGGGACCGGGGCATAAGCTGGCTGTGGATCTGGTCTTTTATCTGGGCACGAGGCAGGAGTTCGATGCAGAGTTCAAGGTGGGCGGGACCGTCCCACCTGGAGGTGATGACATGAGCATTACAACTGAGATGTGGGCGCAATTGATCGCGGGTATCAATGGAACGAACACGCGGCTGGATAACATCCAGAAGGCGATCGAGGATCTGGATATTGTCAATGGAGGAGGCGATGGGGAATCGAGTCCGCCACCGGCTGGGGATGAGGCGATCCCGTTTTATTTCCAGCCGAAACGCGTGGAGTTGATCCAATCCGCTGCGAATAATCTGGTGACTTCGCTGTACAAGGACCCGGATGTCAATACAACGAAGGTGAATCTGTATTGCAAGCAGACGGTGGTCGAATCGTTTCCGCCCGCCGGTGAACGCCCGAAAGAGGATGATGTGTTCTTCTCGAAGCTGGCGTATCTATTATTCGGGAAGACGAACGACCCGAGCGATGGCTGGGCATGGATCGGCGCACAATCCGTGATCAATGCGAACAACAAGCCAATGGCATTCCCGGCTTCGTTCGACAGCATCCCAGCTGGGAAGGCGGATGTGGTGCAGAGATTGCCTGGGATGTGGTTGCCGAGAAAGTACATCAAATAATGCTTCGTTACTCACCACAAAGTTTCACAAAGTAGCACGAAGGAAAAGGCAAAGGTTAATGAATTATGCCGATCAGTAAGCCGATCTATCAGTTGACATTGCCGCTGGAGCTGGAGGAAGCTGTCAGCGATCAGCAATCAGCAGTCAGCCCGGAAGAGGCGCGGGTGCGGTCTGAGACTGCGCGGGCAGCTTTGAATGAGTTGAGCCCGGAGAGCGCGCCGTGGAAGGAAGAGTATTTGAACCTAGTGGATGGCGGGTGGAACTGGCGCGTGGCGGCATATATCGCGTGGGCAGCCAGCCCGAAGAATACCCGCACGCCGAAGACACAGGATGAGCTGGCGAGGCAGCATTTGGGTTTGACGAGCGACCGGGCAATCAATACCTGGAGACGCAAGAACCCGGCCATCGATGAGATGGTAGCGGTGCTGCAAGCGGCTCCGTTGTTTGCGCACCGGGCTGAGATCTATGCGGCGCTGGTGGATGTGGCAACAAGCCATGAGTACAAGGGTCACAATGACAGGAAGCTGGCGCTGGAGTTGCTGGGTGATTATGTACCTGCGGCGAAGCTGGAGGCGATCCTGCGCGGGAGCGCAAGGGGTAGCGATGTAGATGCTGAGGATGAGGATCAATTGACTCAGATCGAATTGGCAGCGAAGAATATGGCGGAGATCAGCGGTCAGAGATCAGCCCCCCCCGCCGCTAAAGCGGCATCCCCCCAAATAGATCCTTCGCCTTCGGCTCAGGACGATTTAGGGGGAGAAGAAGAGGGTGAGGAATGATCGCGCCCATGATGAATGCGAGACAGAAATATACGCCGAGCCAGGCAAGTGACAGCCGGGCACGTCGTAAAGAGGCACGCTCAAATATCCTGGCGTTCAGCCAGTATGTGAACCACAACTTCCTGACGCCGCCGCACGTTCAGGTGATCGGCGCGAAGCTGCAGGAAGTGGCGCTCTATATCAAGAGCCGAGGACAAAAGGGAATCGGGCGTTTGATGATCATGATGCCGCCGCGACATGGGAAAAGCGAACTATGCTCACGGAACTTCCCGGCTTGGATGCTGGGGATCCATCCGGACTGCCAGATCATTTTGACTTCCTACGGTGCAGACTTGGCTGTGAGGAATTCGAGAGCGGTGCGTGAGATCGTGGAGAGTGAGTATTTCAAGGCATTGTTCGGAAGACTTTCCGTGATGAAGGGTGCGCCGGTGGAGTTGAGCAGTGACAGCCGGAGCGCGCAAAGCTGGAACCTTTCACAACCGCATTTGGGAAGTGTAGCCGCTGCAGGTGTGGGCGGTGGTATTACCGGCTTGGGTGCGGACCTGCTTGTGATCGATGACCCGTTCAAGAACCGGGAAGAGGCGGAGAGCGAGGGACGCCGTGAACTGGTGGATGACTGGTACAAGTCTTCGGCGCGCACGAGGTTGAGCCCGTGGGGTGCAGTGATCGTTTTCCATACACGCTGGCACCCGGATGACCAGGCAGGTCGTTTGATGAACCGCATGATCAATGATCCGATGGCGGACCAGTGGGAGATCGTAAATCTACCGGCACTGGCTTTGGACGACTACCCTGCAAATGCGGACGAACAACAGAAGAAAATGCGGGATGGTGTGTTTTTGCCTTTGCGCGATGCGTTAGGGAGGAAGCCAGGCGAGGCATTATGGCAGGAGCGATTTAACAAGGAGATGCTTTTGTCTACGAAAGCCGAGATCGGTGATTACGATTTCGAGGCACTGTATCAGCAGAGTCCCTTCCCAAAGAGCGGGAAAAAATATCACCGCGAATGGTTCAAGGTGATCACCAAACTGCCAGAGGGTGTGACGATCAAGTTCATTGTCAGGCTGTGGGATAAGGCAAATTCAGCAGGCGGCGATTTCACTGCAGGCGTTTTGATCGCGTATTGTTCGGATGGTTTCTTTTACATCATCGATGTGGTGCGAGGCCAATGGACTTCGTATGAGCGGGATTCGAAGATGAGCAAGACTGCGGTGATCGACCGCAAAATGTACGGCAGGGTCGAAATCTGGCACCAGCAGGACCCAGGCTCAGCGGGGAAGGATTCGGCTGAGGCAACGAACCGCGTATTGGTGGGGTTCGCGGCGAAGTTCGAAACAGTGACCGGCGAGAAGGAAGACCGCTCGGGTCCATTGGAAAGCGCGATGCAAGGCGGCATGGTCTTTTTGTTGAAGGGCGCGTGGAACGATCCGTTCATCGACGAGTGTGTGGCTTTCAATCGCGGCAAATACGATGACCAGGTGGACGCGGCCAGCGGCGCGTATAACAAGTTGCTGGAAATAATCGGGAAGAAGAGGGAGAGCAGGATCCTATGAGTGCAATACTTTCACCACAAAGGCAACCAAGGAACACAAAGGGGAATGAGACCCCCCTGTCACGGGGAGAGGTAATTCCATGAACTGGTGGCAGAAGTTGGTGAACGCGTTTTTTGTGAAGGCTCAGGCGGTGTTCGGGTTCGTGCCGAAGTGGATGCGCTGGTCGTTCACGAAGATCTCCTTCAACAAGCTGGTTGAAGAGGGGTACAAGATCAATTCGGCGGTCAGCGCCTGTGTGACGACACTGGCATTCTCATTCCCGGAACCCCCGCTGCTGGCGGGCACGGAGGTGGATGGCCGCTTCGTGGCGGACTACAGCCATCCGATCATGGATCTGATCCGTAACCCGAACCCGGATATGGGGGATGTGGAGTGGCTGCAATTTGCGATCACGTATGCGTCGATCGGTGGGAATCTATATGGCTGGAAGCAGCGATCCCAGAATGGCAGAATTCTTGCCATTTGGCCGTTCAGCGATGCGCAGATCACGCCGAAGCCGGGACGGGATACCAGCGAAGGTTTTGTGAGGTATTACGAATATGACTCGGGTGATGGGCAGAAGATCCCGATCCCGAAGGAAGACATCATCCATTGGAAGTGGATGCCTGATCCACTGAACCCGTGGAAGGGAATTGGGGCAATCGAATTATCAGCGCGTGAGGTGGACAAGGACAATGAGGCCACTGCATACATTTATGCATTGCTGAAAAATAATGCCGTGCCACCCGTGGTGATCACACTGGCGGAGGGGGATG